CGGCTGGAAGACCGGGTGGACGCACTGGAGGCGGCCGCCCTGGCCCCGGCGCCCGTCCCGCCTCCGGCGGTGAAGCGCACGGCACGCAAGACCGGGGAGTCCACCGAGTGAAGGTCATCGTGTACCCGGCCGACGCCTTTGGGTGCGGCGCGTTCCGCATGCGTTGGCCTGGTGAGGCGTGCGCGGCGGCCGGGCACGATGTGCACGTGGTCGAACCGAAGGACCGCAGGCTGAAGGTCTCGATGGAAGGCGACATCGTCAAGGACGTCCTGGACGTCGACGCGGACGTCGTGGTCCTGCAGCGTGTCACGCACGCCTACATGGCGCAGGCCATCGGCGTGATGCGGGCGAAGGGCATCACGGTGGTCGTGGACGTGGACGACGACCTGTCGTCCATCCACCCCAGCAATCCGGCGTGGGCTGTGCACCGCCCGGGCGCTGGTCTGCACTCTTGGCACAATGTGGCGTTGGCCTGCCGGAACGCTTCGCTGGTGACGGTGTCGACGCCTGCTCTGTTGGACGTGTACGCGCGGCACGGCCGTGGGCATGTGCTGCCGAACTACCTGCCGGACATGTACTACGGGCTGCCGCGTACGGACTCGGACACGATCGGCTGGCCAGGCTCGTACCACTCACATCCGAACGATCCGGATGTGGTGGGCGGGGCGGTCGCGCGGCTGGTGGACGAGGGCGCGTCGTTTGTGATGCGCGGCGATCCGACGGGCGCTGGCAGGGCGTTCGGTCTGGCAGGGGATCCGCCCGGTGGTGGGGTGCCGATCGAGGAATGGCCGCGCGCGGTCGCCGAGTTGGGGATCGGGATTGCCCCGCTTGCCGACACGAAGTTCAACCAAGCTAAGTCGTACTTGAAGCCTTTGGAGCTCTCAGCTTGCGGTGTGCCGTGGGTGGCGTCCCCGCGGGCGGAGTACGCGCGGCTGCACGCGATGGGCGCGGGTGTCCTCGCGGACCGGCCGCGTACTTGGTACCGGGAGTTGAAGCGGTTGCGGGAGTCGGCGGCGTTGCGGGCGGAGTTGTCGGAGGCGGGGCGAGCGGTGGCGGAGCAGCTCCGGTTGCGCGATCACGCCTGGCGCTGGCATGAGGCTTGGAGCCGGGCGTACGAGCTGCAGCAGGCTACGCCGCGCACGGCGGTAGCGGTTTAGGTGCTCGCGCTGGTCCCGGAGACGGGCGGGTTCAGCGCCCGGTGGACACGGGTGAGGTAGTCGTTCGACGTGCCGTCGCGCTGCCACTCGTGGATCACGTCGAGGGCGCCTTGGGCCCGCTGCTGAGCCTCCTTCAGCTCCCGCTCGCGGGTCTGCACGACGGACTGCCAGTCCGTCGGCGCACCCTGCTCAACATCCGCTCCGCCGATCGGGCACTCGGGATGCGGATGGACTTCCTCGCCCCACTCCTCGTAGCACCATCCGCAGTCGAGCAGTCGGGGCGTGACCCCAAGGGCGGTGAGTCCCTGCTTCCAGTCGTGGAACCGGACGGCCCGGTCATCGAGGTAGGCCACCGCAGGCAGCTTCACGTTCGTGACGAGAAGCAGTCCGCGTGTGTTCCAGAACGGCTTGCGGCGCCCGTACCAAGTACGCGGCAGGCGGGTGGTGCAGTCGATGTTGTATCCGGAGGTGCGCTGGATCCAGGCGGCGACCTGGCGGGCGTTGCGTGTGGTGTGGACGAACACAGCGTCGTGTTCCATGAGTGTCTCGATGGCGGGCATCGCGTCGGGCAGGAAGTCGCCGTAGATGGTGCCGTCGTGCCAGCCCTTCTCGTAGGTATGGATGACGCCGTCGAAGTCGATGGCTACGGTCATGTGGTTCCTGTCGGTTATGCCGCGTTCGCGGGTAGCGGTGTGGCGGCGATCGGTTCCTCGCGCACGTCGCGGATCCACGACATGCCGCAGGCGAGACACAGTTCGTGCGGGTCCGTGTACACGAGGTCGGTGGCCTGGCAGATGGGGCACTTCGCGCGGGTGCGAACACGCCGGAGCTGGTCTCGTTGGTAGGTGGTGGTGCCTCCCCAGTAGCCTTCGGCGCGGTTGAGCATGGCCCATGCGAGGCAGCGGGTGCGTACGTCGCAGGTCTGGCACCACGTCTGTGCTTCGGTGAGGCCTTCGTCGGTTTCGGTGTCGGGGATGAAGTCGAATGGCGCGGTGGCGCAGGGGGCGTTGTCCTGCCAGGCGACGTCGTCGGCGGAGAAGAACTCGACCAAGGTCATGGCGACCTCAAACGGTGTACGGCCAAGGCAGCGATGAAGCAGCCGATAGCGATCACGTGCCCCGTGGCGCCCCAAACGCTCCCGCTGATCGACGTTCCGATGAGCCCGACGATGTTGGTGGCGACGCCTGTAGCGAAGAACAGTCGGGCGGACAGTTTGCCGAGCACGGCGAGTAGTGCGGCGGCAAGGAACACAGTGACGCTGAGGATGCTGAGGGTCTGGACGATGGCGTTCAAGGCGTCTCCTCTCACGGGCACGGGGTGTCGTCGGCCACGGACCAGACGATCGCTCCACGGTCGAGGCACGGCCGGATGCGTGCGGCCCGCTTCAGGCGTTGGACGCTGAGGGCGATGGTGGGCCGGTCGAGGCCGGTCGCGGTGGCGAGGTCTCGGCGGGCGCCGATGCCGTCTGCGATGAGCCGGTAGATGGTTTCGTCGCGGGCGATGACGTCGGGGTTGCGGGGGCGTCCGGGGCGGCGGGCGGTCTGCTGCATGCTGGCCTCGCATTCACTTGGCCGGTTGGCTGAATACCATTATGCAACCGGTGTGCAAGTGACCCGTGTTGCCGGAATATGCCAGAGCGTTCGAATGCCACACTCACGTTCGAACGGCCCGCACCATCAGGGCCCGCACCACGGAGGCCGCACCCATGGACCTGCTCATCTACCTCGGCGCCGGAGCAGCCGCACTCATCGCCATCGGCGCACTCGCCCGCGGCGTATGGCGCATCAACCGCCGCATCGTCGTCATCGTGGACGCAGTGAAAGAACTCTCACCGAACGGCGGCCGATCCATCAAAGACACGGTGACACGCACCGAGCGGAAGATGGACGACACAGCGCGGGAACTCTGCGAGCTGAAGGAACGCTTCGAAGAACACCTGTCCGCAGGCGACGACACCTGACGATCACGCAGCCTCCACCACCTCGGCCCGCACCGCGGCCGCCCACTCCGCGACGAGCCGCTCGTACCGGGCCCGCTCCTCGCTCGACAACCGTACCGACGGGTGCGGCCACAGCGCACGAATCTCCTCGTTCACCACGGCAGCAGACCGCACGGAACCAGACGAGGAAGGGGGCGGGGGCATACCCCTGATCCTACCGATCCGGACTCCGCCTCACTCACGCCCATCCCGCCAAAATCCCGCCAGCAGTACCGTGGACTCCACAACCTTCTGGCGGGGGTACACATGACCACCACACCCATCGGCGACCGCATCCGCAGCCTGCGCGAATTCCGCGACCTCACCCAAGAGGAACTCGCAACCCGTGCCGGCATCCACGTCGACACCGTCCGCAAGCTCGAGCAGGGCATCCGGCAGTCCGCACGCATCAACACGCTCCGCGCTCTGGCCCGCGCCCTCGATGTGCAGCTCGAGCGCCTGGTAGGACAGCCCACCGTGACCCAAAACCTCTCCGACGACGGCGGACTCATCTCCCTCCGTGATGCCATCCAGGACGTCAACGCCTTGCCCGGCGTCCTCACCGACGACAACCTCGAGGACCCGCCCGGCGCCGACATCTGGCTCAACACCGTGAAGGAAGCCACCGGCCTGTACTGGGCGGGCGAATACTCGAGCCTCTCGAGCAGACTCCCCTTGCTGCTGCGCGACGGCCGGGCAGTCGCCCGCGAGACCCCCACCGAGCAGGTGTGGCGGCAACTCGCCCTCGCCTACCAGCTCGCCGCTTGCCTGGCCACGCAGGCCGGGCACCCCGACTGGGCGTTCGCCGCAGTCGAGAAGCAACTCGCCGCCGCGGCACGGGCGTCGGATCCGCTGATGGAGGGCATGGGCGTCTCCACGCTGTCGTGGGTGCTGCTCAGGCAGGGCAGGTGGGAGCAGGCGCAGACGGTCGCCGAGCGGAAAGCTGACGCACTCGAGCCCGGATTCCGCAGGCCGACACCAGCCCAGTTGGCCGTGTACGGGAACCTCCTCGTCGCCGCAGCCACTCCGGCCGCGCGCCGTGACGAGCGCGACACCGCCATGCAGCTGCTGACCGCCGCGGAGGATGCGGCACTCCGGTCGGGCCCGGTACGCGCGTACGGGACCGCGTTCAGCCTGGTCGACGTACGCACACAGAAGGTCAACATCGCGTTGGCCGGGAGCAACAACCGCCCCCAGGACGCCCTCACATTCTCGAGCGACGTGGCACTCGAGGACATCAGCCGGCCGGTGCACTCGGCCGCGTACCGGGTCGATGTCGCGCAGGCCAAGTATCAGACGGGCGACGCGGATGGCGCTCTCGAGACGTTGCTCGAGGTGGAGGAGGACCAGCCGGAGTGGATTCGTTTCCAGACGCTGGCGGCGGCGACGGTGCGGGAGATGCTCGAGTCGGAGCGCCGCCGGAACACCCCGTTGCGGTCGCTGGCTGCGAGGCTCGGGGTAGAGCCTGCCCTGTGAGGTAGGACAACACGTCCTAGTGCCAGGCTTGTTGGGGCAGAATTGGTGCTGCGACTGGTGGCTTCTGTCACTGGGCTGTGCTCACCCAGACACCTAGCGTGATCTGTCGTGAGGCGGCGCCGACCCATCCCCCGCCAGAGGACCGGCCGGCGCCGCGGCAGACCCAAGCCTGTGGAGCCGTGATGACCGTCCAGCAGACCACGCCGGAGCCGCCCGTCTCGTTGCCGGATCCGACGCGGTCGCCGCGGCCGGCGCGCGGCTGTGATGTGTGCGTGGCCCTCGACGAGCAGCGCGCGCGGGCCGAACGGGCGGGGGACACCAGGCTCGCCACGACCTACGAGATCGAGATGCGTAACCACCCCGAGCACTCTGGCGGCCGGTCATGAGCGGCACCGGGTGGCAGCAGCGTGATGCGGGCAGCGGCTCCGGGCATGTGCAGCGGATTGCCAGCAACGCCGCGTTCACGACCAAGCAGAAGGCGTACCGGGCATATTTGGAGCACGCGGTGGAGTGCGGCGATTGCGGGCACGGCGAGACTCGGTGCGTGAAGGCCACCGAGTTGTACAGGAAGTGGCGCGCGGAGCCTTCGTAGGCCCCCGGGTCTGGCTTGTGCCGATGATGCCTGGCCCGGGGTAGAGGCGGCCGCCCTACACCCCCGTACGGGCGGCCGCCTTCACCCCACCAGATCAGCGAGCGGGACGTTGAGGACGTGGGCGATCTTCAGCAGGGTGGACAGCCTCACCTCTTGCCCGGTCTCGACACGCCAGATGGTCACGCGGTCGAGGCGCCCGGCGAGGATGACCTCTTCTTGGGTGAGGTCCTGTCGCTCACGTTCGGCGCGGAAGCGGGCGCCGATGGTTCGGCGGCGGTCGAGGATCCAGGTGTCGTCGTCGGGGAGCTCTTGCACCCGCCCCAGGCTCGGGCGAAGATCATCGCAAGTCTGCTGAACATGTTCAGCATTCTTCGGCTGCGGGTGGGTATCGGGGTCGGTGGGCACCCGGCGCGACCTGTAGGTATAGCTGAACAGTGTGTGATCGGAACGCGTCCCGTGTGATTGGCGTGCAGGCGCATGTCGTGTGCACACGCTCGCGGCATGGGGCGTTCCGTACTGGAGTGGAGGACGCCTCCGCTCCCTATGAGTTTGGCTCGGGCCCGGACCCCGCTCGTGTCGTGTACGGCCGTCCGCCTGTCGTGAGCACCCCCTTGTCGGCGGGCGGACGGTCTTTGCCGCTGTCTGATCGGTTCGGTTTCAAACTCGCCCGATCGAGTGACGCAACTGCCCGTGTCATACGCTTGATCGGATCGTTAGAACGTGTGGCCAGGGTGGGGACTTGTCCGCCTCCCCGGGTGGCTACCCCACCCTGGTTCGCACGAGCGGCCCCCGGCAGCATGCAAGCCGGGGGCCGCTCGCTGTTCCCATGGGAGACAGATGGGAGATAGATCTTGCCAGTCAGAGCTAACTCAGGCTAACTCCGACTAACTAGAGCTGAGGGACGTCGCCGCACCCCCGCAGGTGAACGCCTGACCTGCACATCCAGGAGACGCACCGTTGATCCAGACGATCATTCATACTCCAGGACAGGAAGGCCGCTGAACAGCGGCGGAGCCGCTTGCACAAGGTCATCTGGGAGCGGGATGGGAAAAGACGGCGTCCACAACCCCGCGCCCACTACTTCCTTCTCCCACACACCCTGCAGGTACTCCACAATCCGCTCCTCCATCGCAACCGTCACCTCGCTGTAGACCCCCTCCATCCCCGGCAGCTCATGCCCCTGCCGCGCCTCAACCGCCACCCGCGGAATATCCCCCGACTCGTCCAGCTTCGCCTTCGCCCAGTGCCGCAGACGATAAATGTCCTCACCCGCCATCTCCGGCACGGCCGGCATCGCAGGCCGAGCCCACCGCGCATACCGCGGCCCCGAGTTGCGCTCCTTGGCCCCGTCACGGATGGGATACCAGTAGTCGTCGTCGAAGTCGGTGCCCAGCAGCGGCTTGCCCATCGTCGACAGGAACGTCCACGGCTTGTCGTGCGACGCCAGCAGCGCCCCATGCATCTCATGCAAGAAGGGCGGCATCACTAGTGCTCTCCAGCTGTCGTACTTCGGAGCCGCGAGAACCGCTTTCTTGTCCGCCTTATACGTCTGGTACTGCACCCGCAGGGCGTGCAGCGTCTCGTACCGCTGCATCGCTTCCTCGCGGAGCTCCGGGTCAGGCTCCGATGCTGGCCAGTACGGCGACGAATACCCGCGCTGGAGTCCGTACATCTCCCCCGGCGGCCGCATGCCCGTGAACGCGATGGTCCAGATGTACGTCCAGCCGGTGAAACCCCACAACGTATGGGCATTCGACGCCAGTTGGTGCACCGACTGAATCGACAGCTTGCGCTTCACCCGCCGGGTCTGCTTCTTCTTGTACAGTCCACGACGCCGCTGTTCCACGATGGGCGACTCGTCACGGAGTTTGTACTTCACGACCGCATCGTCCATCAGCATCTTGAACAGTCCGAGAACGTTCTTGCTGTAATTGTGCGAGTACTTCCCCGTGACGTACTTCCGGAAGGCGTCGTACTCGATCGGCGTGATCTCGTCCACTGTCCACGAAGCCCAGTACGACTTGATCACCGCATTCAGCCGGGACCGGTACGTCCTGTCGGACTGCACCCGCAGGGCGACCCCCTTGAACCAGAGGTCGCAGTAGTCCCCCATCCCGATGCGGGTGGACGCCTTGGGCCGGTTCCGTCTGTTCCGTGCATCGGACTCGCGGTCGAGGCCGTACTTGTGCGCCTCGTCCTCGTCCTGGAATGGGGTGCCGGGCTCCGGCCCCGATGCGGACTCATACCGCTTCTTCTTCGTGGGCTTGCCGTCGGCGTCGAGAACGTACTCGCCGCTCCACCACTTCACGCGGATGCTTTGGCCACGCACCTCGATGTAAGGCATGCGTCATCCCCCCGGATGATCGTGTTCGTTGAAGCGGATGCGCCGGCAGGCACCCCTGCCACCGGCCCCTCCGTGGCTGCGTCTACTGTGCGTGGCCCATCGGGCAACCGCCGCAGCTTTTGCAATCGATCCCCTGACTCTTCATGACCTGCCTGACGCGTTCCTGAATGCGCGCTTCGCTGGCGGCCCTGGGGGTCAGGATGCACACCGTCTCTCCTGCTGCTTGGGCTACTGATGCGATGAACGTGGGCCCAAGATCGAGGCTGATGGCGTTACTCACCGGTCCCCCCTGCTCTTTTCGCGGAGACCTCCCCGGGTGGAATTGTCAGAGTTGCACGGTAACTTGTGTGTGACCAGGGTTACATGACGTTCAATTATCTACAGAAATGTCACAGTCGCATAACGGATGGACGGTTGTAAGCCGATAGGCGCAGGTCAGTCGCCATCGATCGGGAACCCCAGCTTCTTCAGCTCCTCCACGATCCGCTCAGCCTGCTCCTGGACGGAACGCATGGTGGCCTCGGGCATCGTGGCCATCGCGGAGATCGTGACGATATTCCGAACATCGCCTGCAGGCACAGGCTGCGGCTTCGACACCATCGTCACGTCGCTGCCCGACTCGACGTACTCGACGGGGAGCGGGTCGCCGCCCTCCGTGATGGCCTCGCAGCTGCCGAAGGCCCACTTCAGCGCGGGCTCCATCTTGGCGTAGGTCCCCGGCTGGACCGCCTCTCCGTCCTCAACTCGCTGCCAGGTGTCCTTGGACATGCCCGCGGCCATTGCCGCCTTGAGGCGCGAGGAGAACAGCTTGACGCGGCGGGCCCTTACGGCCTTGCCCAAGCGTCCGAGATCGCGAGTTGCCATATCGACATCTTGGCAGGCGGAACCCAGTTCCAGCTAGATCCACCCAGACAAACGACCGGGATCCGCTTAGGTAAGGCTAGCTAGGGCTAACTATCCGGGCCATCGCGGCTAGCTCACACCAGATGAAGGCTAACTAGAGCTAGACAAGGGCGGCTAACTAAGGCTAGGTTTTAGCCATGCACCAACCCCCGACCTTCGAGGTCGACGGGGCCGCGATCCGCGAGGAGCGCAAGCAAGCGGGGCTCAGAAGATCCGAGCTGGCCGAACTAGTGGGAGTCACCCCCCGCTACATCGCCCACCTCGAAAACGGGACCCGCAGACGCATGCGCCGACCGCCGTACTTCGCGCTCCGCACCGCCCTCAAAGCGACTGATGAGCGCCTCCGGCTTGACCCTCCTCGCCCCACCGAGGCTGACCCCCCAGAAAGGAAATGACCATGGCCACCAAGGCCTACGAGCTCTACGGAATCCCGGTCCCCCCGGCGGATCCGAACCAGGAGTTCATGACCGTCCAGGAGACGGCCCACGTCCTGAACTGCTCCGTTTCCTGGCTGCGCCGGTTCCTCAAGGACCACCGGCACCTGCACAGCTACAGCGGCCGCCGGATCGTGACGAACCGCGAAGACCGCGCCGCGATCTACGAGGCCCGCCGCGCCGGCGACCCGCGCAGAGGCCGCACGATCCCGCGTCAGCGCCGCCGGGCCGCCGTGAAGACGCCGGCCGCGGCCTGACCCCACACGAAAGCGGGGCCTCCCCGGACGGTCAGGTCCAGGTCAGCCCCTCGGAACCTCAACCACTCAGAAAGCAGAGGCAACCGTGACCACAGTTTCGCAGACCCTGGACTCGGGTCAGATCAGAGTCCACCCCCTGCACGAGTCGCCGCAGGCGCGGCCGACGGTTGTTCCGCCGGTGGACGCGCTGTATCAGCCGCATCGGTCCGACGCGTATGCGTTGCCGCTGGACCTTGCGGTGCGTCTGGCGCGGGAGGACTTGGCCGTGCAGCAGGGTGCGAACGTCCATGACCACGAGGCGATGATCCGGGCGGCTGTGACGTTGGAGGTCCGGTTGCGGGGGCTGCTGGCCGCGATGGACGCGGACGCGTCGGCGGTGTCGCGGTGAGCGCCCCGGTGTCGCGTGACCCGCTGGTGGTGACCACGAAGGATGGCGTGACGTGGCTGCGTCGTGCGGTTGTTGGGGGCCATGGCCTGTACGCGGTGACGGATTCCTGCAAGTGCCCCGAGTATCTGATGGCGACGCTGGCGGAGTTGGCGGAGCACGGGATTGCGGGGCAGGCGGATGTGCTGCCGGTGCCGGTCGGGCCGGAGCCGCAGGTGCTGCGTGAGGACCCGCACGATGGGCCGCTCGCGCACAGCTACCGCATCCCCCGGGACCTGCCCGAGACGGGTGAGACTCAATGAGCCCGCGCTTTGACCTGGCTGGCCAGACCTTCGGTCGACTCAAGGTCATCAGGGTCAGCGGCGCCAACGAGCGTCGCGAGACGCTCTGGTTCTGCGAATGCACCTGCGGCGGCCAGGCCCGCGTGCCTGCGTCGAACCTACGGAGTGGCAGAACCTCCTCGTGCGGGTGCCTGCAACTCCGAGGACCGGCCTTGGAAAGGCTGGAAATCCGCACGGACCGCACTGGGGAGTGCTGGCTGTGGACTGGCCGCCTAAACGGCTCGGGATACGCCGAGATGAAGCTCGGCGGCCGGTACCAGATGGCGCACCGGGTGGCGTATCAGGAGATTGTCGGTCCGATCCCCGAGGGTATGCAGCTCGACCATCTGTGCCGCGTTCGCCATTGCGTGAATCCGACCCATCTGGAGCCGGTGACATCCCGCGAGAACACGATTCGCGGTCAGGCGCCCTCTGCCATCAACGCAGCCAAGACGCACTGCAAGCGCGGTCACGCCTTCGACGCAGCGAACACCTACATCAACCCGGCCGGGTCGCGGGTCTGCCGCATCTGCAAGCGCGCTTGTGCGCTTCGAACCAAGGCTCGGCGTCGGAACAACGCGGGGAGTCCGCGATGAGCCACACCCATGACCTCGCCGAGTGGGCGGCGTTTCTGTCGCTCGGGGTCGGAGTGCATGCCGCGTTCTCGGTCCCGTACTTCCTGTTCGTCGATGCGGACTTCGCCGACTTTGATCCGCGTCCGCTGGTGCGGCGTGCGATCGAGTCCGGCCGGCTGGTTCCGGTGTGGCAGGCCGCCATCCACGCGGGCCACACCGCGAACCGGGCGTACGCCACCGGCCTGCGTGCCGGTCACGCCGCCGGCGAACGGGCGAAGCACGCCCCGCGCGATGCCGCGATCACCGCCGTCGCGCTCCTCATGCTCCTGTCGATCGCGCCGGAGAGTGCTCGATGAACGCACCGGTAAGGCCGCAACTGGCCGAGCGCATTGAACCCAAAATCCAGCGCACCGAAGGGTGCTGGTTCTGGGCCGGGCGTATTGACCGCGCTGGTTACGGGACGCTCGGTTCCCGCAAAGGGACCAAGATGGCCTATCGCCTTGCCTACGAGGCGTGGATCGGGCCGATCCCCGACGGGCTTGAACTCGATCACGTCTGTCACACCGCCGACAAGTCGTGCCCGGGCGGCACCACTTGCCCGCATCGCCGTTGCGTGAACCCGGCCCATCTGGAGCCTGTGACGCGGGCCGAGAACGCTCGGCGAAGCGCTCCCGCCCAGAAGCCCGCGTGCGTCAACGGCCACGCCTTTACGCCGGAGAACACCTACCTCAAGCCTGCGAAGTCGCGGGGTCGCCGCGCCTGCCGGGCCTGCGTGCGTGAGCGCACGCGCCGCTATGAAGCGCGCCAAAAGGGAGACACCCGATGAACCGCATCCGCCTGTACCTGCACCGACTGTTCCGCCGCCCCGCGATCACCGGCCCGTACCGCGTGTACGTCCGCCGCATCCCCACCGGCGCAACCCTCGACCTGTCGGACTACCTCGTCGCGATGATCGAGACGATCGCCGACAACCCCGACCTGATGGATCTCCTGACGGAGATCGAGGAAGACCGCAGGAACGCCCACACTCACCGGCACGACGGGTGGGAGCCCGAGGCGCTGCTCGTCGAGAAGCTGTGCTCGGCGCTCGGCTATGAGCTGCCGTTGTATGGCCCGGCGGTGGCGGCGTTCGCGGACCGGCTGCGCGCGGTGGCCCCGGCGGCTCCGGCCGCGTCGATCCCGGCGCAGCGTGAGGCAGGTGCCGCATGAGCGAGAACCTCGCGAAGGCCCGCGCCGCAGCACGCGCCGACCAGCCCGCCCCTGCATGGCGGCTCATCATCACCGACAGCGAGTCCCCCACCGGCCTCGCCCCCGTCTGCACCGGTAAGGGCAGCGACGCCCTTCACATGATCGACGACTACCCGGGCGGCCCGGTTCGCGACGAGGACGGCGTGTACGACTGCTGCCCGTGGCCGCAGATCGAGACGTACTCGACGGTGTGGGCGGAGTACCTGGTGGAGCTGCTCAACGCGGACGCCGGGGAGAAGGCCAGCGTCACGGCGCCGACGGCCACTCCCGACTTCTTCCAGGTGGGCCACACGTACGGCCGTGAGCACCACGGCCACTGCATCGAGTTCTTCGTGGAGCACGTCGCCACCCCGCCGAGCGGGGGCCAGCGGATCGCTTTCGGCTGGCGGACCGCTTTCGGCTGCCGGGATGAGCCCTTCGACGCGGACGACCTCTGCGGCTGGACCGACATCACCGACACCACCACGGGGGACAGCAAGTGACCAACCCGAAGCACGCCCACGACACCCCGCGGGGCCGGTACTACACCGACCCCGCCGGGGGCCCCGACCTCGTCTCCGTCACCAACGTCCTCGACACCAGCGTCAACAAGACCATGGCCCTCGTCCCCTGGGGCGTGAAGCTCACCGTCGAGCACGTCCTCGACAACGTCACAGACATCGCCCGCCGCGTCCTCGCCGACCGCAGCACCCTCACCAAAGAGATCAAGGCGATCCACCGGCAGGTACGCGAAGACGCCGCCGACCTCGGCGACCGCGTCCACAACGTGGCCGAAGCACGCCTCCTCCGCGCGCCGATCCCCGACGACCCGCAAGTCCTGCCGTACCTCCAGCAGTTCGACCTGTGGCTCGCATCCTGGGGCGTCGACTTCGACGAGCACGTCGAAGCCACCGAGTGCACCGTCCTGCACCGCAGGCTCGGATACGCCGGCACCGGCGACCTCATCATCTGGCTGCCCACCGGCCCCGACGCCCGTATGGAGCTGTGGCTCATCGACTACAAGTCGTCCGCCACCCGGCCCGCCAAGTCGGTGTACCCGGAGAACACCCTCCAGCTCGCCGCGCTCCGCTACGCCGAAACCGTGCTGCTCCCCGACGACACCGAGCAGCCCATGCCCCGCATCGAACGCACCGGCGTCCTCAACCTCCGAGCCAAGTCCCACGCCCTGGTGCCGATGCCCGCCGGCCGGGACGCCCACCGTGCGTTCCGCGGCGCGCTGGAGAACACGCGCTGGCTGCACGCCGCCCCGTCCACTTACACCGCCCTCCTCGCGCCCGGCCAGACAGCCACGCCGAGCAGGCGCACGACCCGAAAGGCAGCCTGAGCATGGGCTCCCGACTGCGCAACATCCAAGCGCGCGCCGCCGAACACGGCCGCCTGCGCACCGGCTACACCGACGGCAAGCGCCCGATGCGCTCCGCGACCTGGGTCATCACCTCCCACTCGGAGGAGCACGTCCGTACTGCGGCGACGCTGTGGGGCGGCGAGCCCGAGAAGTGGCAGCCGCTCAACTCGACGATCACCCAGTGGCGGGTCATCACCAAAGCGTCCTCGATCGAGGCGCTCATCACTCCGGGGGATCCGCTCAACCAGTACAACGAGATGTGGTCGGCGGGCGGCTGCCAGCGCCGGTGTGACGGCGAGACGGAGTTGCTGACCCGTCAGGCTTGCCTGTGCGTGGCCCGGTTCGGTGAGGACTGGCACCAGCAGAAGAAGGGCACTGTCTGCTCGACCACGTCCCGTTTGAACGTGATGCTCCCGGATCTGTCCGGGATGGGCATGTGGCGGGCCGAGACCCACTCCTTCTATGCCGCTGCGGAGTGGGGCGGCATGGTCGACATGGTCCTCG